GCAAATAGAACGCGCGCGGGTCGCGCGGGTCGCGCGGCTTTTTATATTCTTTATTTTAAAAGGGCCGCGCGGTATAAAATACTTAGTCCTCTAAATAAAATCTTATCTTATTTTTGTAGCGAAACTCGGAACTGAAATGGGCGGTTTTTCGGTTTATAAAAACGAGAATATAATTTGCCGCGCGACCCGCGCGACCCGCGCGGGAAATTGCTTTACTTTTGATGCGAAACTCGGTTATAATTTAAGCATGGCGAAAGAGAAGAAAAAACAAGGGCGGCCGGAGCGGTATCGCAAAGAGTTCGATGAGATGGCGTTTAAATTATCGCTGCTTGGATTGACCGACGAACAGATGGCCGACGTTCTCGACATCCACTTGTCTAATTTTTACCGATGGCAGGAACGACATCCCAGTTTTCGCGAGGCTATAAAAAAAGGGAAAGTTCCCGCGGACGCGGAGGTGGCCAAGGCGCTCTTCCATCGGGCGACCGGATACAATCAATTTGAAGAGAAGCAATTTGTTATCGACGGCGAGGTAATAACAGAACCTTGCCTCAAGCATTACCCGGCGGATACTGCAGCCGCTTTCATATGGTTAAAGAATCGACAGAAGTGGACGAACGAACCGAAAGCGGGCAACGAAGGCACGTTGGAAAAATTAGATGAGGTATTGGATAGTGTCCGAACTTCGATGGAGTGATAAGCAGAAAGAGTTCTACCACAACGCGACTCACCGTTGGAACGTAAAAAGCGGCGCGACGCGATCGGGTAAAACGTTTCTCGATTATTACCTCTTACCTATGCGGTTGAGAGCGGTCCACGGGAAACCGGGGCTGAGCGTAATTCTCGGCGCGACGAAAGGCACGCTACAACGCAATATTATTGAACCGCTGCAGTCGATATGGGGCGACGGTCTCGTGACCGATATTAAGAGCGATAACACTGCGTATATGTTCGGTGAAAAAGTGCATTGTATCGGCGTCGAGAAAGTCAACGCCCTCAATAAAATCCGCGGTAGCTCGTTCAAATATCTCTACGGCGACGAGTGGGCAACGTGGAACGCCGAAGTATTTGAAATGGCGAAGAGTCGAATGGACAAAGCCTATAGCAAGGCCGACTTGACGAATAACCCGGAGTACCCGACTCACTGGGCGAAAAAGTTCTTGGACTCGGACGCCGATATTTTTATGCAGAATTATTGCATTGACGACAATCCGTTTCTTGACGAGGACTTTGTCGAGAATCTGAAGAAAGAGTATCGCGGGACGTTATATTATAACCGATACATACTTGGGCAATGGGTCCGGGCCGAGGGCGCTTGTTATCCTTCGTTTCGGCATAACCCCGCAGGGGAACAAGGGAACGTTCTCGACGAAGTGCCGGACAATATTCTATTCACCGAGATCGGCGTGGATATTGGCGGCAACGGGTCCGCCACCGTTTTCTCTCTTACCGGGTATTTCAAGAACGCTGCCGGGCGATTGTGCGGTGTGCTGCTCGACGAACTTTACGACGACAACAATTATTCCACCGAGCATGTGTTCGACGAGTTCAAGCGATTTATAGAACGCGCCCGAATGAACTATAAATTGATCGACGCTTATTACGATTCGGCCGAGGCGCTTATTGGGAAATCCTTCGCGAACTTCGGACTTGTAAACGTTTACCCGTCGAAGAAAAAACGAATCATCGACCGTATCCGGTTTTTGGACGGCGCTTTCTCTATGGGCCGTATGTATATTATGCGCCGCTGCGAGCATTGTATTGATGCCGTCGAATCGGCGGTGTGGAATCCGAAATCGCAGAAAGACGAGCGGCTTGATGATGGGTCGGTCAATATAGATAGTTTGGACAGCTGGGAATATTCGTGGGAACGTAGAATGACGGAGTTAAGCTCATGAACATATGGGAGAGGGTAAAAATGGCATGGAACGCGCTAACAGGCAAATTGTATAAAGAGATAACCGAGGCCGATGATTTTATTCGGCTATGGTGGGCGATTTATCAAGGGAAACAAAAGTGGCTTGAGTACTCTTATATTGGCCTCGATTCTCGAAAGCACAAGCGGACCCGTAAAACAATGAATGCTGCGAAATTGGTCTCGGCGGAAATCGCAAACCTCGTTTGGAGCGAGGAACCTGAAATAAACGCCGGGACGAAAATTGAAGAGTGGCTGAAAGATAATCACTTTTTTGATTTTATGTCGGTGTTTACGGAATACGGCGCAGCGCTCGGTGGTTTCGCTATTAAGCCGTACTCGAAGGATGGCCAAACGCTTAACATTGATTATGTATCGGCAGAGAACTTCATACCGATTTCGTGGGACTCTTCTGGGATAACCGAGGCCGATTTCGTTTCTCGCTTAGTGCAGGATGGCAAGAGCTACGTAAAAATTGAGAAGCATCGAAAGCAGGAAAGCGGGTACAAAATCGACTATGATTTGTACGAGGAAATTGGATCAACGCTCAAGAAAGTACCGGCATCGACTCTCGACCTCGTATCCACTGCGTTGATTATCGATCGTCCGCCCTTCGTATATATCAAAACGCCCGAGGCGAATAACATCGCGATTTCTTCGCCGCTCGGTATTTCGTGTTATGCTAATGCCGTGGATACTCTTGAGGCTCTTGATATTGCCTTCGACGCCCTGCAGCACGAAATTGTAATCGGGAAACGGCGCATCATCGTTCCAACCTCCGCGGTCCGCGTAGTTATCGATCAGTCAACTCAAAAGCCAGTGCAGTACTTCGACCCGGCCGATGAGACGTTTGTGGCGTTTAACGATCAAGAGCGCGAAAGCATGAAAATCACCGATAACACTGTGGAGTTGCGTATCGACGATATAACCAAAGCTATCCAAACGCTTTTGAATATCCTCGCCGTGCAGGTCGGTTTCTCTGCGGGCGCGTTTTCGTTCGATGGGGTAAGTGTAAAGACTGCTACCGAGATAATAAGCGAGAATAGCAAAACATTCAGAACAAAAAAGTCATACGAGAATAATATCGGCGCGGGTATCGTTTCCTTTCTCGAAATCGTAAAAGCGATTGGGGCCGATTATAATCTCGGCGGCGACGCTTCGCCGGTAACAATTGAATGGAACGACTCTATAATCGAGGACCGGAAAAGCAAAGCGGATTATTGGAATGCGCGTTTTCTCGCCGGGACCGTTAATCTCGAGACCGTTCTACAAGAGTTGGACGGGTTAACCGAAGCAGAAGCGGCCGCGATGGCCGAAAAAATAAGAAGCGAAAACAGCACGGTGAATGTCGATGCTTTTTTCGATCAGGAGTAAAACATGGGTAAGAAAATGAATGTGAAAACGGCGAGAGGTAACGGCGAGTATGTCGAACTTTCCCGGGTGTGGGTAGAAGAGAACGGCAGCGTTGGCGGGATTGTAAAGGTATACGATACCGACGCGAAAAAGTTCGAGATCAATCGAGTCAATCCTAAGTTCGATCAAGAGAAACTCTCGAAAGCCGCGGCCAACTTTTTGAAGGCGTGCGAGGCGGCTATTGTGCACACCGGTGAAGTCGATGAGAGTTGATGGGAAGCACTACAACAAGAAAAATATGGTCGCTATGCACCGGCTACAATGCAAACTTTTTGAACTGCCGCCGATGACTCCGGGACAGCTGCAGAAAATGACGACCGGCGAATTGTACAAATATAATCAGGCGCAGTTTGCCAAGCAACCAAAGAAGATGCAGCGCCGGTTGGAGGACTTCGCTATTCTCAGGAGGGCTAAATGGACGCCGCGGAAATCCTATATTCTATTGAGACATCGCTGCTCGAAGCTATGGTCAAGGCTCTCTCTAATGGTGCGGTCGGTACTGCAGCGTGGAAAGCAGACAAGCTCCGAGAACTCGGCGCAATAAATAAGAAATCGGCGGATATGGTACGCGCCGGAATCGCCAAAGCGGTCCCGCTTATTCGGGAAGAGATCGAAACGAAGGGCGAGCGCGCACTTATCCGAACCGATAATATAATTCAAAGCCGACTGAGCGCTGAACTACCGGAGACAGCCGACGACGTTATAAAAACGGTATGGAGAAACTGGGAGCGGGAAACTATATCTTCATTCGGAAAAATCGGCGCTTCATTGCTCCGGTATAAAGATGTGATGTACTCTACTGCAGTGGACAAAGCGGTGGCGCAGGTCCTCGCGGGCGCTGCGACCGGGCGAGAGGCCATTCGAGATATTTCTCGAGCGTGGGCAGATTCTGGCATCCCTGCGTTGGTAGACGCGGCCGGGCGAACATGGTCCACCGAGGCGTACGCACAAATGTTAGTGCGAACGAACGCGAGCAACGCGGCGACCGATACGCAGTTGGAGAGAATCGGCCAGCATAATATTGACTTGGTTGAAGTCTCTTCGCACGTCGGCGCCCATCCTAAGTGCGCGCCGTATCAAGGGCGCGTTTTCTCGTTGTCGGGTAATTCCGATAAATACCCGCCGCTGGAAAGTACGAGCAAGGGACAAGCCGATGGACTTTTCGGTATAAACTGCGGGCATGAAATGTATCCCTTTGTCGAAGGGATGAAGAAAAAGTTTCAGCCGTACCCTGCAGAGCAGAACACCGAGGCGTACGAGAAGAGCCAACGGCAACGGCAGTTGGAGCGAGGTATCAGGGACGCGAAGCGCCGAAACGCTTTGGCCTCAGCTGCAGGGGATACTGAAATGAAATCGAAATCTAATAAACTGCTGAAAAAGCGCCAAGCGCGTCTCCGGCAGTTTATTGAAGATACCGGACGAACGCGGAGACGCGACCGGGAACAAATCTATTAAGAGAGGTTGAATGTTATGTACGAAGAACTTTTGAAGATGGTATTTTTTGGCCCTGCTGACGACGGCGGAGCCGGTGGAGACACGCCACCCGCGGACCCTACACCGCCAGACGGCGATCCCCCTGCAGCAGACCCGCCACCCGCAGATAATACACCGAAGTATACCGACGAGCAGTTGAACAATTTGGTCGCGAAGAAAGCAGCGAAAGAGGCCGAGAAACTTTTGAAAGAGGCCGGACTCGAGACAACCGGCAATCTAAAAGAGGACGTCAAAAAGCTGAATGAGTTTAAAAACTCGCAGAAGAGCGAATTGGAGAAACTCGCTGATCAGAATAAGGCCGCCGAGGATAAGGCCACTGCAGCACGCCAAGAGGCGGACAACGCCCGGGCCGAGGCCGAGGCGCTCAAGTCAGGCGTTCCTGCCGAGAAAGTCGAGAAGGTCCGCCGACTGGCGATGTCGGGAAGTTATGAGGGCGATACGGTCGCCGAGAAGGTCGCGGCGGTTATTGCCGATTTTCCCGAGTTCGTAAAGAGCGGGCAGCCGTTCGGCTCACAGACTCAAACGAAAACTCAGGACGCGACCGAGAAAGCGCTCGCCGAAGCGCGGAAACTCGCAGGGCTACCGGAGAAAAAATAACGCTTGACTTAATTTGTTGAGCGGGCTTATACTAAATACAGCTTTTGGGCCCGGCCTTATCCGGGGTGGTGCGTTGCCGATTGCACAAAAAACAAATCGGGGAAGAGGCTTGACTCTATAACTTCAAGGTAATAATTCGCGCGTTGCGTGAAAAACTACTTTACAAGAATTATAGGGGCGGTCTCTTTTTTGTTCGTCCCTAAAAGGATGGGACAAAATGGCTAATACCGTAAACAAAGCCACGATTTACAACGCCCTACTCGATGAAATAATCGTCGCCGGGCTTACCTCCGCGCCTCTTACGGCCGCGGCTTCTCGTGTCCGCTATGACGGCGGGAACACAATCAAAATCGCAAAAATATCCACCGATGGTTTCGGGGATTATAACCGAGCAACGGGATTTCCCGGCGGCTCTGCGACTCTCGACTGGGAAACGCACGTAATCAGACAGGACCGCGGCGTGTCGTTTAACGTAGACGTTATGGACGAGGACGAAACACTTCAGACTCTAAGCGCCACCAACGTAATAAACGATTTCGCGCGCGTTCAGGCAGTACCGGAAATTGACGCGTACCGATATAGTAATATTTTTCTCGCGATCGTGGACGATTCCACCGTGAGATATTCTTACTATACACCGGCAGCCGCGACGATTCTCTCTACCATTCAAGACGAGATCGGCGATATACAAAATATTATCGGCGAGCAGGAACCGCTGGTATGTTTTATGTCTGGCGCTGCGTTCAAAGTGCTTACTAAGTCCACTGAACTTAGCAAGGAACTAATGGTACAAAATGTATCCGGTCCGAACGGCATCACCTCGAAAACGTACGAGATTGACGGCGTTCAAATCATTCCAGTGCCTTCCGCACGAATGAAAACCGAATACGAGTATTACGATGGAACGACTCAGTTTGGTTTTGCCGCCAAAGCATGGGCGCAGGAAATGAACTGGATTATAACCTCCCGCAATGCGGTGGCGGCTTTCGTTAAGCACTCGAAGATGAAAATCTTTTCTGCCGACGTTAACCAGTCCGCGGATGCCGAACTCGTACAGGCGAGAGAGTACCATGACTGCTGGGTTTATGAAAATAAACACAACACAATTTCTATCTCTCTTAAAACTGCGACAATTGCGAGCATCGACGATGTGGGCGGAGACGTAGACGCTGAAAGCGGTAATATTGAAATTACTCTCGGCGACGCTTACACGAACCGCGACACCGGGCACACCTTTTGGTATATTGATACCAACTCTGATGTTGCGCCGACTGCTCCGAACGCGTATGACGAGTTTGATACATCCGGGTATACCGAGTTGACGACCGCTGCAGAAACGGACGTGGCCGTGGCCGCTGACGACTATGCTATTGTAGTTGAGCTTGATGAAAATAATCGAGTAATCGCTTATACAGCAGTGGCGGCACTTGCCTAATAATTTTAAAGCGGTCCTACGGGGCCGCTGATATTTTGAGGAGATTTTGATGGCGAAAAAGAAAGTAACACCGGCAGATACACAAGCGCCCGTTGAAAAAACGGAATCCACCGGGAACCCGAAAGTGGCACTGATACGAAAGGGCGTGACCGTTTTCCGGCATCGATCGGACTTGGAACAATATCTCGCGGACGGCTGGAAAGAGAAAGAATAAATGGCCGGGCAATATCTGGACTATTTACAAATTGGCCAATACTATTCTGAGGATTGGTTAAAAAGGACCGGCGTATTAACTTCGTACGCCGTCCAGAGTCTCTACAATTTCAGGTACGTTCCAGATAAAACGCCCGCCGACGACGACGTGGAAACGTTAAGAGACGACGATACATCAGCGGTGTTCGAGGTCGTTTCTAATCTGCTTGGATCGCTGCGCCCTTCGGTGAATCCACTGGGCGGCCTCGACGTTAAAAACCAAGATCAATACACGCGGCTTATCGATAGATTTTTGACTCGTGTCTTGGGCTCGGTTACGGTCGCGGCGGATATATCCTTTAATGACCGGACTGTTACGCTGGCGCCCGGGCATGGGTTTACTAATGCACCCGCTTTTGGCGAAATGCTTGAGTTGGAATATAACGGCGTTCAATATCAAAGCCGCGTTTTATCGGTCGTTGGAGACGTTATATCAGTCACCAATCCTTTCTGCTGTAATATCCCTGCAGGAACCGTTGGAAGTCGTACGAGTCCCGACGCGAATGTTGACGGGTCCGTGGCTCCGATTATATTTGAAACGAAGCCGCCGGACGGCGTGTTGTGGGATATAAATATTCTTTCAATCAATATGCTGGACGCTACTGTCATGGACGATGCGAAGTTTGGCGGCATTGATGGGCCGATTGACGGCGTGGTATATCGAACGGTGAATGATACCCAGGCAGAAAATATTTTCACAGCGGTAGATAATTCGTGTTTTATTCGACATTGTGATGGCGAAAATCCTTATTCGGAAAAAGCGCCAAGTGGTCAGTACGGTTTCAATACAAAACGCCGATTCAACGGGCAGCAAGGCGACGGTGTTTCCAGAAGGATAGGCGGTGGGTTTCATTCCTTCCAAGTAATAATTTACGCGGATATTACTGGCCTGAATCGTTTCTGGAACGTTATACGCGGGCATGAGGTGGATTAAATGTTAGTGACGTTAGATTATTATCGAAATACTTATCTGGGAGAGGATGCGAGCGACGCCCTACTCACGAAGTGGTTGACCCGGGCGAGCGATGATATAATTATCGTGACTGGTTCGCAGTTCTCTGCGATAAGCGAGTTGGAAACGTGGCAGCAGGATTTTGTATCCAAAGCAGTTTGCGCGCAAGCGGAGAACTACCTGTTGAACGACGGTGAAGATTTGGGAGACTCTTTTCGCATCGGCAATTTTTCGATGAGTACCGGGAAGAGCGAACGAAACAAAGGCACGCTCTCGGATGCCGCGGGGCGGTATTTGAGCGGGGCGGGATTATCTAACAGGGCAATAGGTTCAGTGCAATGCGATCCATACCACGAAAGCTGCTGATACATACCGTTGAGCATTACCCGAAAACCGGGAATGACGAATATGGCACGCCGATATATCCGGCGGAACCGAACGAGATACAATTCGTTAGAGTCGAAGAGTATCGCGGGTTGAGAATGACGAACTTGGGAGACGTACAACAGGATAAGTTTGTAATGTTCTATGACCCACGGCATAGTACGGCCGCGACTTTTTCGCAGGACGATAAAATTGTATTTGGCGGCTACGATTTGAAAATAAGGGACGTTGAGAAGTTCTTTGCTTTCGATAATACGCAGCCGCATCACTTGGAGGCACGACTTGTCTGACGTAGATGTCGAATTGAATAAGCCGCGAATAATTACTCGAATGGACGGGAATCGAAAGCGCGCGCAATTTCTACTTGATCAACGGGTCCTGCGAGATTCTAATTTTTACGCGCCGAGAGATACCGGTGACTTGATACGGTCCGGTATCATCGCGACCGGCGGCGGAGAAGTAAAATGGGATACGGTTTACGCCCGGGTACAATATTATAATTACCCGAATAAATCGAAAGACTTGAACCCGTTCGCATCACCGAAATGGTTCGAGGTCGCGAAGGCGAAGCATAAAAATGAATGGATTGAGGCGGCACAACGTGAATATAGTTAAAGAAACGAATGATTTTTTGTTAACAAAAATAACACCGTTTTCGGATATATTCACCGACGCTTTCCTCCCGGGGTCCGATGGGCTTATATGCCGACACGATCCATCGACGGCGAAAGTTACGCAATATATTGACGGGACCTCGAGCGGTCTTCAAAATATTTCGTATTATGCGAAAAGTAAAAACGGGAGAATTGCGAGAGAGCAGCTGGATGAAATTATTAACGCGCTCGACTTGCAACACTACGAAATATCGGATGGGATTTTTATCACCGTGGAAGTACTTACCAATCCAATGTTTGTGCAAAAATATGAAACCGGCGAGTATGTTTACACCTGCTCGCTGAAAATAGAGTTTATAAGGAGTAGGACATGAGTGGATTTGCACTTAATTTTCAGGACTTGTTTGAAATGGATGTTACTCCCGAGGGCTCATCAACGTTCGCCAGACTCGGCGCGGGAATTAGTTCCGTTACGCCCGGGCTCAACGACAACGTTGATCAGACTCCGTACCTTGACGGGAACGGGTTTGGCTCTTCGGACGTAATCGGAAAACAGTTGATTTATTCTGTTACTGGTCACCGTGTAGTCGGCGACTCGGTTCAGGATTTCGTGGCAGGGAAAAGATTCTCGCTCGGCGACGACCTAAAAACTAATTTTAGGGCGTACGACTCGGACGGGAACTTGGTCACCGGAGCGTGTACCCTCGCCAACATCGTAATCGGCGGTGGCGACGCGCAAGGCAAAAAAGACATCTCATTCGAGATACATATCAACGGCCAACCCACCGATACACCGGCGAGTGCAGCACCCGCACTTAGCGTTGTTGTAGCTGGCGGGGCCGTAGCAGGAACGACTTCATTCACCGCGACGCCCGGCTCAGGAAATACGCTTGCGTATAAACTGACCGCTGCTGCTCTCGCACCGAACGAAAACTCGTGGCCCGGGAATCTCGTTGACTATACCTCCGGCAATGATATTGTCGCAGCGGTTGATCAGTACCTTAATATGTTCGAGTTGGACGCGAATTACCGCGTTGTAAACTTCTCGACTCAGCAATTGGCCGCCGGCGATATCACGTAAAGGAGAATAAACGATGAAAGTAAAAAGCACGATAAAGACAGTTGAAGTAGAATGGCCGAACGGTAAAAAGTGCCTGTACTCTTTCGACATTGGAAATAAAGAGGTTATGAAAGCCTATATTTCTAATCAAAAAGAGTACGAGGCACAGTTGGCCAAAATACGAGAGAGCGAGGACGACGTTGAAGCGGTGTTCTCTCTTATGCGCGATTTGGTCTGTATTGTTAATCCGAAGGCGTGGAAAGATATTGTAAAACGTTCTCGCGGCTCTCTGCTCACGATAAGCGAAATTGTTAAAGAGATAAATCGCGTGATCACCGAAGGGTATGATGATTTTGCAAAAATCGTCAAATAATATCCTGCTTGATCAACTTCCGAGGGCCTTTGAAGGGGTCCCGATTAACACCAGCTTTCGAGCGGTGTTGAAATTGTATCGCATCCAGGAAGAGGATTGCAGTGACGAAGAGCGCGCGCTGAAAATCGCGCGACTTTTCTTTGATAAAAATATTCCAGACGATCCACGAGTCTGGGATTTCTTGATGTATTTTGTTACCCGTGGAGAAGAGGAAAAAGCCGACACCGGTGAGCGGCTTTTTGATTTTGAGATCGACGCCGGGCGGATATATGCAGCGTTCCTGCAGTCATATAATATTGACTTAGTGAAGCAGGATTTGCATTGGTGGATATTCCTCGATTTATTTCGGGCGCTTCCGGCCGGGACGAAGTTTCAAGAGGTCATGGATATACGGGCGAAGAAATCAAAACCGAGCGACCCGCCCGAGTATAGAACGTGGCTGGCGAAAGCGAAAGCGTTCTATTCTATCGGGCAGCAAGAAAGCCCATTCGGGGCGTTATTCGCGCGGTTCAAATAAGGGGTGAATTGTGGCTGACGGCAGTATTAGAATTGATACAAAAATCGATGACGGAAACCTCCCCAAGCAATTAAACAGGGTCAAGAAAGGAATTAAAAACGACCTCACGAAAACGATCACTGCGGCGCGCGTTGCTTTCGTTGCCGCCTCCGCTGCCATTGTCGCCTTCGGGAAAAAAGCGGTCGATTTGGGCCAAGCGCTGCAGGAATCGCAGAACGCGGTGAATGTCGTATTCGGTAGCGGCGCGAAGGTTATAAACGAGTTTTCAAAAACGGCCGCCGATTCTATAGGTACGACGCGCGCAGATTTTAACCAACTCGCGACAACTACCGGGACCTTATTGAAGAAAACCGGGCGCCCTCTCGAGGACGTCGCCGAGTTAACGGTCGCACTTGGCCAGCGGGCCGCTGATACCGGGTCCATATTTAACGAAGAACTCAACGAGGTACTTCTCGCCTTCAACGCTGCCGTTCGTGGCGAATACGAACCAGCACGACGATTTGGGGTGACTTTATCTGAGGCAGCTATACAAGCCGAGGCGTTCTCCAGCGGTATGGCGAAGAGTAAAAACGAAATAACCGACGCGATCAAAATACAAGCGCGGTATAATCTTATACTAAAACAGACCGAAGCATTTCAGGGCGACTTCCGAAATACGCAGGACGACGCCGCGAACGCGACCCGACGAGCGAAAGCAGCAATTGAAGAGGCCGCGGCCGAACTCGGAAAACAACTCTTGCCGTTGGTCGCCGATGCCGCGCTGACGACAAAGGAACTCGTTGAGGGGTTCCGGGATATGCCCGACTCCACGAAGAAAGCGGTGGTGGGGATTGCCGCTCTGACTGCGGCCTTCGCAACTCTCGCGATCAATCCGGCGTTCGCTGCCATCGCCTTAACCGGAGCAGCCGCGCTGGGCTTTGCGAATATGCGCCGAGAGGCCAAAAACTTCGCCGAGGATTATGAGAAGATTTTCGAGGGCGAAGGGACGACCGGCAGCCTACAAAAAGATTTGGAAGTTGTAAATAAAATACTCTCTGAAAATCGGGATATATACGAGACCGCTCTCCAGCTTAATTTCGGGACCGTAGACGCGACAAAAGAGCAGTTGGCAGAATTGAGAAAGGTCGCGCCGGAGATCGACCGATATTTACAGGCAGAAGAGAAGCGCGCCGACATCCTGCAGCAGATAACCTACCAGCAGCAAAGCCAACGCGGCGCAATCATCGCCGGGGCCGAGGCGCAGAAGAAAGCGACACAGGAACTCACCGACGATCAAAAGCGCGTAATCGCCGCCCGGGAAGAACTGCTGAGACTATTATTTCAAATAGGACAGCGCGAAAAGGTGACCGGCGACGAACAACAAGCGACTCTCGAACGACGCGCCGCGGTCCTACAGGTAATCAACGGACTCATCGAGCAGGGCTTCACCGCCGAGGGCGCCGGTATACAATCTATACTTCGAGACTATGGCGACCTAATCGGTGGCATGACGGATACGGCTCTCAACTTGGAGGCGGTTTATGCGCACGCGGCCGACCTCAGCAGGAAAGCTGCGGTTGACGCGGTCCTCTCTGCGCAAGCGGCAATGAAAACCGCTGCTCGAAACACCGACGAAGTTGGTAAAACGCTGATCGAATCTTTAATCGACGGCATCGGCGATAATCTCCACCGAGCGGTTAAGAGCGGCCAAGATGCGATCACTCAAATATCGAAAGGAATAAGCAAGGTTGGCGGCTACGTCTCGAAAGGCATCGCCGTGCTATCTGCGCTTTTTAAAATAAATCCAACGGAACTCTTGAACAGTCTCGACGAGATAT